CCCCACCCAGCCCGGCACCGAAGGTCTCAAGCTCGCCTCCTTTGACCAGCTGTACACCCTTGCCAACAAGTACTCCGTCGCCCGCAGGTGCATCGAGCTCCGCAAAGAGGAGATCCGCGGCCTGGAATGGTCGATCGACCTGACCACCCAGGCAGCGAAGGCGTACCAGGGCGACCACAGGGCGATGAAGGACTTCGGGGAACGCGCCGCGCTGGCCACGCGGTTCTTCCGCCACCCGGACCCGGATTTCTTCTCGTTCGGGATGTTCCTCGACGCGCTGCTCGAGGAGATCTTCGTCTACGACGCCTTGTGCCTGATCTTCCGGCCCAAGTACGGCAAGGGCCTGGGGCTGGGGCTGCTGGGATCTGACCTGGATTCCATGCGCTTGGTTTCAGGGCCCACAGTCCGCCCGCTGCTGGACATGCACGGCGGCAAGCCCCGGCCGCCCGCGCCCGCCTACCAGCAGTTCCTTTTCGGGGTACCCCGCAGCGACTACCAGACAGTCATCTCCGGTTCCGACATCGACGACTACGGTCTTACCGGCGCGGAGGTTAACGCGTTCCGGGCCGACACGATGCTGTACGCCCCGCTGGTCACCCGCCGCGAGACCCCCTACGGGTTCCCGCCGGTCGAGCAGGCGCTCCTCCCGATCATCTCCGGGTTGCAGAAGCAGGAGTACCAGCTCAGCTACTACACCGAGGGCACCGTCCCGGCGGTGTATATCTCGCCGGGCGACCCGAACATGACTCCGACTCAGGTCCGTGAGCTGCAGGATGCTCTCAACGGCATGGCAGGGGACCCCGCCTACCACCTGAAGGTAATCGTCCTCCCACCCGGCTCGAAGGTCGAGCCGCAGCGCCCGGTGGACCTCGCGGACACCTTCGACACGCTCGTGCAAACCCAGGTCTGCATGGCGTTCGACGTGACCCCGGAGGAACTGGGGCTGCTCCCCAGCGTCGGCAGTCCCGGGGCGGGCGGCGGGACGAACGCCTCAGCGCTGCGGTTCGGCGCAGCCGGCCGGGACCCGAAGACCCGCAAGTCCACCAAGCCGCTGCTGCTGTTCCTCACCGACATCTTCAACTACGTCCTGCAGGACATCTGCGGCCAGCCGGACATGCAGTTCTCCTTCGAGGGCCTGGTCGATGACGAGGACAAGCAGGCCATCACCGAACTGGGCGTCCAGCAGGTGCAGAACGGCATCGCGTCGATCGACGAGGTGCGGGAGCGGCTGGACATGCCCCCGTGGGGCCTCCAGGAGACCTCCGAGCCGGTCGTGTTCACCGCGCAGGGGCCGATCCCGTTCAGCCTCGCCCCGCAGCTCATCGCGAACATGCAGGCGGGCGGCGCGGGCGGCCAGGGCACGAACGGCGGCCAGCGCACCACGTCATCGCGGTCCCGGACGAACCAGCCGAGCGTGCGCCGCGGGGGCCAGACGAAGCCCAACGGCAGCCACGAGCCCCCCCTAGCCCCGCACCGGGAGGCCGCAACCCCGGGCCATTCCGCCGCGGCGGGCGCGATCCAGTCACCCACGCCCCGCACCGGAGGGACCACCTCCCGCTCGTCCGTGGCCGGGTCCCGTAAGAAGGCCATCGAATCCGAGCTGGGCGCGCTGAAGCGGCACCTGCGGAAGGGCCGGCTGATCTCCACGTGGATCGCCGAGCACATCCCGGAACGGGCCCTGGGGATGATCGCGGAGGATGTCGCGAAGGGTGTCCTGCTGGATGTCGCTGTCGAGCGGGCCGGGGATATCTGCCTCAACGGTGATGCTACATTCGGGGTGACCGGGCCGCCCCTGGGCGTGTCTGGCGACGAGTCCATGACGGCCGGCCCGGTCAGCCTGCACAAGGCCGCCGGGCACTGGCCCGGCTGGGAACGGGACCTCGGTCTCGTCGGACGGTACAAGCAGCAGATCTCCCAGGCGTTCCACGACGCGGAGGCGCGCGGTTCGGACTTGCGGAAGAAAGCCGCCACCGGGGCCATGTTCGTGTCCAACGCGACGCTGCGGGACCTGATCTCCGATGAGGTCCGCGACGTCTTCTCCGACGCCCTCACGCCCCTGTGGACGCACGCGTGGAACCTCGGGTACGCCTCAGCCAAGGCCCTCGTCACGGGACAGCCTGCCGACTTCGCCGCCAAGCATGACGGCGAGGCGCTGGCCGGGTTCATCGGCACCGAGGGCGAGCACTGGCTGTCCCAGATCGCCCGCACCGGCCTGGGGAACAACAGCGCCCGGTCTGAGCTCATCGCCCGCACCGAGGTAGCCAGGGCGATCAACAGCGCGGCCATCCAGTGCTACCGGGACCACGGCGTCACCCACAAGCACCTGCTGCTGTCGCCGGGCGCGTGCGACCTGTGCAAGGACGCGGCCGATGACGGGGTTGTCGCCCTCGATGCGCCTTTCTCCAGCGGCGGCGTCCTGGGCCTCTCGCATCCGGCGTGCAGGTGCTGCCCAGGGCCGGCTGGGGTCATGACCGAGCCGCCGCTCGCGGACCTTGGCAAGCACCAGTTCTTCGGCGAGCGGGAAGCCTGCATCGAATGCGGCCTCACCAAGGAAGCCCACGGTGCGGCCGATGACGACTCCCGGCTCGTGTGGCTGCTGCTCCGCGCCCGCGACGAGGACGGCAAGTGGCGGTTCCTCCTCCAGCAGCGCCCGGACGGCACGTGGGGGATGCCGGGCGGGAAACCGCACGTGGGTGAGGACGCGTGGGCCGCGGCGCTGCGGGAAACCGCCGAGGAGATCGGCCAGTTCCCCCCGCCGAGGATCGCCGGGACGTTCCATCACGTCGAGGACGACGGCAAGACCCAGGTGTACCTGTGGCTGTGCGACGTCCCGTACTTCCACCCGACCCTGGACGGGGCCACCCCCGAGGAAACCAAGGGTGTCGCGTGGCTCCGCCGCAAGGAAATCGCCGGCCTGAACCTGGCCCCCAAGTTCCGGGAGGACTGGGAGAAAGGCATCTGCCTGCGGGAGCACGTCACCAAGGGCCTCCAGCGGACGGTGAACGAGAACGGGGAAATCCTCGAACTCACCCCGGCCTCACAGCGCCTCCAGGCGACCGGCGCGCGCTGGCCGTACCCGCACAGGGCCGACGGCGCGGAATGGCCTGACGCCGGCCCTGGAGCCGTCCCGGACGAGCACGGGAGCGCGGGCGGGGAACCCCCGCACTGGAACGACGACATGGCCGAACCCGAGCCGCGCGACACGCTCGAGCCCAGGGGCGGCGACGACGGGACGATGCCGCGCGGGCGCAAGCCGAATCCTCCCGCCTCCCGGTTCCCGGACCAGGGCGGCGAGGACGACGGCGCGTGGCCGTACCCGCAGACGACGCTCACCCCCGGAGCCTCCACCGTCGGTGCTCCCAAGAGCGGCGGGAACGACTCCGGTCACCCGGTAGTCGGGTCCGTCCCGGCGAAGACCCCGAAGCCGTACCGGCCGCACGCGGTCGCGCCCGAGGTGTTCGACCCGGCTGAGGCGGTCGAGGACTGGAGCCCGGAAGCGGACTCCGATGTCGTTCACGACGTCGGCAAGGGCGCAGGCGACTACCGGGACGCCAACCCGGTCGACCCGGAGCACATCCTTTCGATAATGCGGGCTAACTTCCCGGAATCTGCCCTTTCCTGGGTGAAGCGGGCTGCATGGACGGGCCCTCAGATGGTCCCGTGGGACCGGATTGACCACGACGACGAGGCGAAATGGGCTGCCGCGCACCAGCCGGCGAAGGTCCGCGAGTTCGTCCGGGATATCAAGGCGGGCAGGAAGACGAACCCGTCGATCCTGTTCCAGCCTCCGGGTGACGGCAAGGTCATCGTTTCCGACGGGCATCACCGGGCCGTTGCCCGGCACTCCATGGGGCAGGATGTCCTCGCCTACGTCGGCCACATCCAGGCGCGGGACCGCGAGGCGGCCGAGCAGACGCACTCGTTCCAGTTCCACAGCGGGAGCGACCCGGCAAACAAGGGCGGCAACGCCGAGACGCTGCGCGAGTACTGGACGCACGAAGCTCACGGCGGCCCGACAGACTTCGCCTACGCCGACGAAATCGCCTGGGGAACCCCCGGTGACTTCATGCGCGCGGTCAATCTGCTGAAAGAGCACGCGCACATGACCGACGAGCAGGCCAAGGGCTATGCAAACCTTATGCACCACCGGGCGCTCGGCTACTGGCCCGCTCAGCACGCGGAGATGGAGCGGGGCAAGTAGTTGGCGACGTGGATTTACCTCCTCGTTGACTTCGGGATGATTGCCGCCCTGCTGCTAGCCCCGCTGCTGCACTGGTGGTTCGACCTGCGGTTACCGGTACGTGATTCCCTCGAACTCCGCTGGCGCTGTCGCCTCCGTCCTGATGTGCAGGTTCCACCTCGGGTGAGCCTTGAACGACAACCGCAGCGACGGGAAGGCTGCCGACCCGGACAGGAACGCGCCCGGTCCCCCGAGTAGGGCGGGCCGCATCGTCATCCCCTCGCGGATCTCGAAGTCCTGCGGTTCTTTCGCCTGGTACTCGCGGATCCGCCCGTCGGCGTACTCCACCCGCACGAACACGCGGGCCACGGCAGCAGAGCCCTCAGGCTCGTACCGGATGTCTGCTACGGGAGGGGCTTTGACGATCTCGCCGGATACCGGGACTAGTTCATCGCTCATCCGCCCATGATGGCAGCGACGGCAGGTAACGCATGACGGGGGTAATTCCCTGCTCCAACTGCGGCGAGCAGTTCAGCCCGGTTTCCACCCGGTGGCTGTGCCCTGCCTGCGGATGGAAAGAGTCCTGCTGCGAAGGCGAGCCGGCGCCTGCCTGCCATGGCAGTTGACGCCGCCCGCCTCCTGTCCGCTGTCGCGGACGCCCTGAACGCGCTGGAGAACGCCGGGATCACCGTGGACCTCGCGGGCGGGGCGGTGATGACCGGGCGGGGTTACGTGATGGCTGTCGGGGATGGGCGGCTGGGTCACAGGTGGCAGGCCCGGACGCGACTCTGGACGCCGCTGTCACCGCCGGACGATGGCAGCGACGAAGACTAGGGCAGATCCGGCTCCTGGTCATCGGCCCAGCGTCCGAACGTCTCGGCCGGATAGACGATGAACGCCACATCGGCGGGTTCCATGCCAAGCGAGCGGGCGATCCGCTTGACGGGCGACGGGTCGTCGTCCGAGAGCAGATTCCAGACGCGCCAGACGGCCCGCTCAGTGTCGTTGAGGGTGCTCGTAGCCTTAGCCATGGTGCCGTAACCGTCCTTCGCTCGGTTCGGTGCCCGAAGCCCCGGAGTGTGCCATCACTGCGGGGCTTCCTTATGTCGTCAATCTTATCGCATCAGGCCACCTGGCCTGCCGTTTTCTCATAGAACGGAGCCGTGTGGCCGCGACTCTCACAGGCGCTGGAGACCTGCTTTACGCGTCGTTCCCCATCGACAAGGTGGAAACGGACGCCGACGGCGACCTGATCGTCTACGGCAAGGCGTCCGACGGCTCCATCGACAGCGACCAGCAGGTGGTGGCCCCCTCCTGGATGTCCCACGCCGCCCAGGCATGGAAGGAGAGCGGAGCCAACCTCCGCGTCCAGCACAACCCCCAGCGGGACCCCGCCGGGATCGGCCTGGACGTCGAAACCGACGCCTCCGGAGCCACCTGGGTCAAGGGACTCGTAGTCGAACCCATCGCGAAGAAGCTGGTAGCGAAGGGCGCGCTCCGTGCCTACTCGGTCGGCATCGCCCGGCCCACCATCGAGCGTGACCCGACCGGAAAGGCCCGCGGCGGGATCATCACCGGGGGCGAACTGGTCGAGATCTCGCTCGTTGACCGGCCGGCGAATAAGGCGTGCGGAATCCAGCTGCTGAAGGCCGCCGATGACGGCACTCCCGAGTACGTCGGCAAGGTCTTCGGCTCGGAAGACGCCATCGCTAAGGCCCTCGGTGCCGACGTAACCAAGGGCGCCGACGACGGCTTCGTGAACGTGGACCTCCCCAGGGGCGCGTCGATCTCCATCTCGCCAGCGGACTTCGCCAAGTTGCGCACCCTGAAGCAGGAACTCACGGTCAAGACCGCCGCCGCGACGGAGAAGCGGGACGTGAGCACGGCCGAGCGCCGCGACCTCGCCAGCCACGGGAACGCATTGCCCGACGGGTCCTACCCAATTGACAACACCGGGGACCTCCAGAACGCCGCTGTCCTGGCGCGTTCGGGTCACGGTGACGCCGCGGCTGCGCGCCGCCTTATCGCCCGCAGGGCAAGGGAGCTGGGTGTGGCCAATCCGCTCGACGAGAGCGACGAGGCAAACAAGTCCGCGACCGCCGACGAAGCCGTCCTAGATGCGGCCATGCAGGCGGTGTTCCCCGACGCCGCCGTCAAGGAAGCCGAGCCGGAGGTCACCAAGGACCCGGAACCCGACGCCAAGGACAAGCCGGTCAAGAAGGCCAAGAAGAAGCCGAAGAAGCTCCCCCCGTGGCTGAACAAGCCCAAGGACGACGACGGCGACTCGGATGACGACTCGTCCTGCAAGCAGGACCACGTGCACACCGAGAAGTGCCACACCACCCCCGCTGAGGCCGCTGGCCTGTCCGGCACCCACGACATGACCTGCGCCCCGGTCCCGGAACTGCTGGAGAGCCCCCCGGTGGCGTCCATGAAGTCCGCTCCCGACCCGGCGTCCGCGTCCGGCGCCCTGGGCCAGAGCATGGACCCGGCCCCGGTCCCCGAACTCCAGGAAACCCCGCCGCCCATGTCCGCCAAGGACGCCGCAGAAACCGCCATGATGAAGACCTCTCCCGAGGTCGCGGCGATCCTGCGATTCAAGGCCGCGGGCATGGACGTCGAGCTCGGCCGGCTCCACGACCTGACCTGCCCCGCCTACCACCCGGAGGACGTGGCGAAGTGCCACCCGTTCGCCGACCTGTCCCAGGTCGACGAGGGGTACTTCCAGCGGGAAGCGGTCAAGGCAGCGTGCGGCCCGGACATGGACCGGGCTAAGTCCCTGAACCTGGCATGGCAGGCCGCCCGGGTCCTGCGGACCGCCGACCAGGGGCAGGTGAACGACTTCCGGCTGGAGGCGCACAAGGCGTTCCGCGACGCCAACCCCGGCCCCACCTCGGCGCCGACGCCGGGGCAGATGTCGCCCGGGAAGTTCAACCGCCCGGTGATCACCGACGGGCACGCTGCCCTGTCCCCGGCGTACGGCAGCCCGAACTCCAGCCCGCAGGTCGCCACCAGCGCGCCGAACGCGCACTCCTTCGACCGTCCGCCGCTCGCCTCCGGCCACCAGTCGCCGTCCCCGTCGCACATGAAGGGCGGACTCGGCGAGTACCCCGCACAGCAGGGCGTCCCCACCCAGCTCAACTACGCGGTCATGGAGAAGGAACGCGCCCGGCACGCCCTCATGGCGATGCACGAGCACCTGTCCCGCCAATTCCCCGAGGCCTGCCCGATGTCCCTCGACGCGCCGCCCGTGCAGCCCGAACGGCACCCCGTCCCCGCCGCAGTCGGCAAGAGCATCACCCCGGAACCGGCCGCGGCGGCACCGGCTCCCGTCGCCGCAACCTTCAAGGCCGAACCCGCCGGCGAGGAAATGTTCGCCGACGCCGACATCTACAAGAGCTTCAAGAAAATGCGCAAGAAGCTCGGCAAGAAGGTCCTCGCCGGGAAGATGACCGTGGACGAGGCTAGGGCGAAGATGGGCCGCCAGTTCGCCCAGAAGGCCGCCGAACCCGAGACGCAGGACGTGCAGAAGTCGGCCGCGCCGGACCTCTCGTGGTCCGAGGGTGTCACGCACCAGGGTCCCCCCATCGCGGATCTGGTCAAGTCCGCGGTCAGGGAAGCCCTCCACGTGGAATCCGTCCCGCTGGAGCCCGCCACGGTCGCGTCCTTCGACCCGTCGCCTGCCATCGAGGCCGCCGTCACCAAGGCCGTCGCCCCCCTCCTGGAGAAGATCCGGGAGCAGGACGAGACCTACACCGCCAAGCTCGCTGAACAGCAGAAGGTGATCGACGCCATCGCTGACCAGCCAGACCCGTCCACGGCCGCATTCTCCGGCCTGGCGTTCAACCCGGTACGAACCAAGGCGGCACGCCCGGCGGGCGTCACCGCACAAGCTGAGATCGCGGAGCGAACCCAGAACATGGTCATCCGGAACCTGCAAGAGCTCTACAACTCCAGCTCGGACCCCTATGAGCGGGAGGGCTACTACAAGACCCTCAGCAAGATGAGGGGGTTCACCGAGCCCTAAACCCCCGAAAGGGAGAGTTTGTGGCAGTAACACTCGACAACGACGAGGCGCTACCAGCCCCTCAGATGGGCGCCGCCCAGGGTGGCGCCGCTAACGCCCTCGCAGCCCGCGAAGCCCGCCGCAACACCCGCTACGCCGACATGTTCACCGGCAAGGCCAAGGGCCTCGTCAAGGGCGTCGGCCACGTCATCAACAACGGCGTCCCCCTCTCCGAAGCCACCCACGGCGCGGAGATCATGACCCGCCAGCACGACACCATCACCAAGACCCGCGCCGCCACCATCGACGGCGCATGGAACACCGACGACGTAACCGCCGGGATCTCCAACGAGTTCTGGGGCCACCCCCGCGCCGGAGCCATGAAGTTCATGGCCCAGCGCGACAGCATGGTCCGCAAGAACTTCACCGCCACGAACCTGGGCGGGTCCGGCGCTCCATACGGCCTCGTGCCGTTCGATTTGCTAGCGCCTTAGAACGCTAGGGCCTGCATGTTGCGAAACATGCAGCAAACCCCGCTGTTCGGCGAAACTCCTTCGCACTATCCAGGGATCTGATTTATCTGGTATAGTGGTCATGTGGAAAACGCCGATGTCGTCCGGTACGTAGCCGGCCGGCGGTAGAGACTGAACGCGGGGTATCTGGTGGACTGGAGCAACCTCAAGGCGGACTACGAGCGCCTTGGCTCATACTCAGCCGTCGCCGCCGAATACGGCGTAACGAAGGCAGCCGTCGCACATCAGGCGAAGAAGCAGGGGATCAATCCCAAGCCAGAAGGCCGATCACTCAAGATCGACTGGAGCGACCTGCCGGACCTGTACGCCAGCGGCATGACCTACGAACAACTGGCAGCGCACTACGGATGCAGCATCCACGCCATCCAGAACGCGATAAAGCGACTGGACGTGAAGCCGCGGCCGACGGGCCTGCCGGAGGGTTACGAGTGGACGGACGAACGCCGGGCGGCTCACCGCGCGGCCATTGACCGTCCCGAGTGGCGAGCCAAGATGCGCGAGAACTTGCTGCAGCGCCTCCCTGAAATGCGGGGGCCGTCAGCAAACTCGCCCCTTGAGAAACTGCTTCAGGCAGCACTCATAAAGACCGGCATCAGCTTCTCGACGCAACGCGTCCTGCTGGGCCGGTACTGCGTAGACATCCTCATCGACCAAGCCCCGGTCATCATCGAGGCGGACGGCGCGTTCCACAACCTGCGCAAGAAGCAGGACGCGGAGCGGGACGTCGCGCTCACCGAGGCCGGGTACCGGGTCTTCCGGTTCACGGGCGCACCGATCAACCGCGATGCCATGGGCTGCATTGCCGAGGTGGTCGCGGCGGTCGGGCTTACGCCCGACGCCAACCCGGTGGCCGACATCCGCACCGGGATGATGGGACCGGAGAACCCGAACTGGAACGGCGGCAAGCGCACCGTCACCTGCGCCCACTGCGGCGCAGAGAGCAAGCGTAACGCCTTCCAGACCCAGTGGAAGAGGACGTTCTGCAACCAGAAGTGCTACGGGGCGTGGTTGCGCGCCCATCCCGAGGAGAGCAGCCGCAGGAAGTGGGCGGACGCCCGTCGCGCGGCTCTCCAGGAAAGCCAGATAGTGTCACAGTCCGAGCCTGCGTGAGAACGTAGGAGCTACCCGGAAACGAGGTAGCCCGGCTGACGGGGCCGGTAACAAATCTGTCGCGCTTGATCTACCCCGTCTACACCCTTTTCCGCAACAAGTTCCCCCGCCCGGCGGGCCAGGGCGCTTCGCGGCAGGTGTACGGCCTCCTGGGCATCTCCGGCTCCCAGACCGGCGGACAGGGTGTCATCGACATCTCCATCCCGGAACTCGTCTCGTCCGGCCAGACTGGAATCTCCAGCACCTGGCCGCTGAACATCCCCGGCTCGGGCAAGCAAACCGAGTACAAGCTCAACGTGCCTTCCATGAACTAGGTAGGGCACGCTAAACCGCGAGAATTGCTGGAAAGCCCGCGCCACCCGCACTCACCACAGCGTGGCCCGAAAGGGCGAGCGCGACGGTTCGAGAAGAGTGCGGCAGGGGTAATCAGCAGCCGAGGGCCTAAAGGCGACACGCCCAGGGTCAAGGTTCAGAGACTCGGCACGCGGGATCTGGTGGTAGTAGAATCTTAATGTGGCGAGGATTAAAGGTCAGAAACCTCTGACCACCGCTGAGAAGCAGGAAATCGCACAACAGTACGAAGCCGGCGAAGTGCTGGAAGCGCTCATGGCCGAGTATCAGCGCGGCAAGCCGACGATCAAGCAGGTCATCGTGGACGCGGGCGGCACGATCCGCCGCCGCGGGTACGCGACCGGCACCGAGTGGTCCCCGGAACGACGGGCGGCCCACAAGGCAGGCTGCAGCACCCCGGAGTTCGCGCAGAAGTCACGCGAGGCGCTCTTGAAGCGCCTGCCGACCATGCGCGGGCCAGCGACCAACACGGCCATCGAACAGCGCATGCACGACGCGCTCAAGGCGGCCGGGATCGGCTTCACCACGCAATCCATCCTGCTAGAGCGTTACCTGGTGGACATCGAGCTTCATCAGGCTCCCATCGTCATAGAGGCAGACGGAGCGCAGCATACGCTGCGCCTCCAGAAAGCCAAGGACGCACTGCGCGACGCCGAACTCACCACTGCCGGCTACCGGGTCTTCCGGTTCACCGGCAGCGAGATCAACACCGACGCCGTTGCCTGCGTCCAGCGCGTGATCGACACCTGCGGGCTGGTGCCCGATCAGGATCCGGTCTATGAGATCCGCACCCGGTTCTCAGGCGAACTCCACCCGCTCTGGAAGGGCGGCAAACAGGAGTACACCTGCGAAAACCCGTCGTGCGGGAAGACGTTCCTTGCTCAGCCGAAGCACCGGACAGGCAAGCACGTCTACTGCAGCAAGAAGTGCTACGGCAAGGGCAAGGCCGGGGTCAAGCTCGGCCCGATGCCTGCCGAGCAGCGCGCAAAGATCGGCGCCGCCAACCGGCGCAACCACCAGACCAAGGTAGAGTCCGACCTGCGCGGAGACGCGCAGAGGGCGGCGGAAACGACCGCCCCCGCCACTCTGTTTTGAGCGGCGAGTAACAACAAGTACCGCTTCTTCGGACTGTCCGAATCCCTCAGCTGGCTCGCCCAGTTCGAGGGTCAGGGCTTCGAGGACCTGTCAGCGCTGGCCAACCTGGTCCTGCTGCAGGAAATGATGCTCGGTTGGTGAATCCTTGCCGAGCCTAAACCGCGAGAATTGCTGGAACAGCCGAGTCACCTGCCAGCGCCACAGCGTGAGCCGAAAGGCTGAGCGCGATGGCTTGAGAAGCCTGGCAGCCGAGGGCCAATCAGCAGCCGAGCGGGCCTGGTCGCAGCCAGCGGCCGACCCGATGGTTCAGAGACTATGCACGCGGCACCGCAACCAGCGGCGAAGATAGAGTCCAGCCCGCGCGAGAGCGCAGGGAGCAACTAGAGGAATACCAGCTCATCGCCGGCTCGTCGCAGAACCTTGCGGTCCCGGCCGCGCCGACCATCACCCAGCGTGTGGCCGGCTCGAACGAGACCGCCATCACGGGCGGCGGCACCCACTTCTCCGTCCTGATCACGGCGCTGAACTACTTCGGCGAGACCGCGGCAGGGACGGCCACCGCGGACACCCCGCTGACTTCCGGTAACGTCGTGGACCTGACGTGGACCGCGATCCCGGGGGCGCAGCAGTACAACATCTACGTCTCCACCAACGCGACTGCGGGGACGAACGCGTACCTGCACGTGGGCACGTCGGTCCAGTCCGGCACCACGTACACGGGCAAGCAGTCCTCGAACGCGGCCGGCGGGGTGAAGTACACCCTCCAGGGTGCCGTGGCCACCAGCACGAACGGCACGGCGCCGACCTCCGACAGCGGGACGGGCGGGAACAACCGGCTGGAGGGGCTCATCCCCACCCTGTCCGGGCTGTCCTGCACCGGCACGGGCCCCTACTCGCAGGTGGGGTTCGAGTCGCAGAACGTGTGGAAGGGCGGCTACATCAACCAGAACGTCGGCACCCATTTGTCGACGAATGCCATTTTCACAGCCCTCGACGGCTTGTGGGAGAATAATGGCATGAATAATGTCACGCCCGGCGTTTACAGGGCGGACCCGAGCGAAATCGTCGCTGATGGTGGCGACCTTATGCGCTTGGCGAACGACATTCTTTCCCAGGGTGCGGGATTGAATTACCTCCTCAACATCTCCCAGGACCAGCTGTCCGGCGTCCGCGCCGGCGCGGCGGTGGCCGAGTTCGTCAACCCGGTCACCAGGTCCACGCTGAAGCTGACGGTGCACCCCTGGATGTCGCAGGGCACCGCGCTGCTGATGTCGTACCAGCTCCCGCAGACGTGGAGCCACGTGGACAACGCGTGGGAGATGACCTGCGTCCAGGATTACGTCAATTTGGCGCCACGGCAGGGTGACCTGCCGATGGGATCCGCACTGCCCGGGGAATGCCGCCAGTCCAGGCAAATCCCGGTCACCTCAGATGCCCTGAGGTGCGTAGAGACTGTACGTGCGGGCTCTGTGTCACGAACCCCGCTGCGGGGCATTGCGCAGCGAGGGCCAGCAGAGCGAGAGACAGTCCGGTCCTGCGGGATGGTAAACCGCAGGAGGACGGCAGAAATGACCGTCCCGCTCGCTGCCTGATGGCGGCGAGAGGTAACAGGATGCAGCGTTGCCTGGCCAGTGATCGACGCAACCTTCCGCTACTCCATCAGCCTTAACTAGGTGGCGCGGCAGGGTGACCTGCCGTGGAAAACGGACCCCGATCGGGGAAGCCCGGCTGTTCAAGAGGGTAATCCCGAGCGCTGACGATGCCCGTCGGCGTGTAGAGACTGCATGGGTCTGGATCTCTGTCATGGAAGCAACCCGAGGGCATTATCGGGTGGCGGCCGGAGATCGTGGGACAGTCCGATCTGCACCAACCAGCGAAGGTGCAGAACCGCACAGAAATGATGCGGTCGCGCTGGCTGCGGCCAGCGGGGTAACAGAAATGCTTCCTGCTGGGCACCCTGGTGGCTCACGCCCCGTTCTACTCGGGCATCCTCCAGGGACTCCAGGTCAGCGACGTCACGCCGTCAGTTAACTGAGGCGGCCCTGCGGAGCGATCCGCAGGTGAATAACGGCACTGTTCGGGGAACCCCGGCTGTCAACAGGGGAATCCCGAGCCACGGCGATGCCTGCCGTGGTGTAGAGACCGTATGTGCTGGGTCTGTCATGGACGGACGCTCAAGGCATCATGAGCGGCCGGCCGCAGACCATGAGACGGTCCGGCCTGCACCAACCAGCGAAGGTGCAGAGGCCAGCGGAAACGACTGGCCCGCCCGCCCCCGTGGCGGGAGGTAACAGCAACGACTCGTGACGTTCGCTTCACACATGTAGGTCACTAAGGAGGCCCGGACGGGCAACTGTCCGGGCCTCCTGCCACAACTGAATGCAGTACGCGCCGGAAGGGTGATGTGTGGTCGCTTCCCCTACTGTCTTCGCCACGAACGGCAAAGAAGGCGCCGGCCTGCCCGCCCGGTTCGTAGGGGCCACCGCTTCGGGTGCCCCCACGTTCGGCGCGTTCGAGATCGGCGACCTCGTGATCGACCGGACCGGCGTGGCGTGGATCTGCACGACGGCGGGGGTCCCGGGGGCGTGGACGTCGGCTGCGGCGCTGGCGCTGCCCCTGACCGGCGGCACCCTGTCGGGGCTGCTCACCCTCAACGCGGGGACGGATACGGCGGGGTCGGCCCCGGTGCTGACCACCCTGGGCGCGACCAGCGGGGTAGCCCTCCAGCTCACCGACACCACCCGGGATTACACGGTGTACCTCCAGGTGACGACGGGCGGGACGGCGACGAGCCTCACGATGGGGCACACGAACGCCGCCAGTGACGTGACCATCGTGACGTCGGGGTCGGTGTCCGCGGGGGTGCTGTGGTCGTTCCGGCTGCCTGCGGGCTGGTATTTCAAGTGGACGGGCACGACGACGGCTGTGGGGAACCAGAACGCCGTCGGGTGCTGACAACTGAATAGCGGCGGCTTGGCCGCACTGTCTCACCACTCACAACACTCCAGAAGGAGACTCGTGTGGCCATTGCGGCGACGTACTTCACCGCTGTTACCGCCGCTGCTACCACCAGCACGGCGCTGTACACCACCTCGTCCACGGCATACCAGCGGGATCTCGTCGTGACCAACGGCGGCGCTTCCACCTGCTTCATCAGCGCTGGCACCGGGGTGACTTCCGCGTCGACCACGGTCAGTTTCGCGGTGCCGACGGGGCAGCAGCTGTTCCTGCAGGGGCAGGTGCCGAACTCCACGGTCCTGTACGGGTTCGCCGCGGCGTCGCCGGCGGGCGGGCTGAACATCAGCCTCGGGTGGGCTTCGGTCGTCTCCGTCGTCTGACCCTGCCAGCAACGGAGAGAGGAGGGCCGTCGTGTCCTTTCTGAACACCATCCCGCTGCCGACTGCGGCGTTCATCGCGCCGACGGGGACCGGGGTGTACCCGGCGTGCATCCTGAAGAACGAGTCGCCGTCGCAGACGCTGTTCGTCGGCCTGTCGGCGTGCACCCCGAACACGGGTATCCCGCTGCCGCCGAACGCGAAGATCGAGTTGTCTCCGGCTTCGGGGACGGTTTTCACGTGCTCGAACTGGTCGGCGGGTACCGCGGCGGCCACCGCCTCCGCGTCGGCTGCGACGGTGGGTACCACGTCGTGGACGGTCGCGTCGGGCGGGATGCCGAACATCCCGGTCGGGACGTACTTCGTGATCGGCACCGGGACGGGCGCGGAGGTCCTGAAGGTCGCCACGTCCGCCAGCACGACGACGATCACGACCGGGACCGGGGCGCTGTTCGACCATGCGGCGTCTGAGGTGCTGTACTCGGTGGTGACGACGCCGGGTGTGCTGAAGGTGCAGGGCGGCACGGGCCTGCCCCCGGTGGCGGCGGCGGCGTTCCCGGTCGCGGCCGGCATCTGACCGGGCGGACCTGCGTCGTCGTCGGCGCGGGTGTCACCGGGGCGGCGGCGGCGTGGCATCTGGTCCGGGCGGGGTGGCGTGCGGTTGTCTTCGAGGCGCTCCCGCACGCCGGCGGCCAACTCAAAGGGGAGTTCCTGAACGGTGTGCCGTATGAGCCGCACGGCCCGCACATCTTCCACACGGGCAACGGGGAAGCGTTCGGGCTGGTCGACGCTAACTGCGACCTGAACTCCTACGAGCACCACGTCATCACCGTCGCCGGCCCGGAACGGCACCACCTGACGTGGCCGCTGCAACGAGGCGAACTCGAGGCGCTCCCGGAATGGCCGCGCATCAGGGACGAACTGGACGGGTTGCCAGCCAAGCCGTCCCGGGCGAGTTTCGAGGCGTACGCGACCGGGATCATGGGGCGGACGCTGTACGAGTGGTGCTGCTACGGGTACACCGTCAAGCAGTGGGGATGCGAACCCCGCCTGCTGTCCGCGGGTTTCGCGCCGAAACGGCTGGACCTGCGGCGCGACGGGGACCGGCGGATGTTCCGCGACCCCTGGCAGGGGTGGTGCGAGGGCGGCTGGCACACCCTCGTGGAGAACCTCCTGAAGGGCGCGGAGGTGGAGCTCGGGTGCAGGGTCAGCGTGCACAGCCTGCCCCTGGCCGACGCGTACGTGATCACCGCGCCGCTGGATGAGTTCCTCGGGGCGGATCCGCTGCCGTGGCGGGGTGTCAGGACCGAGTTCACCTACCGTGACCCGGCGGGGGACCCGCTGCCGGCGGCGGTCGTCAACTACCCGGATCCCGATGTCCCGTTCACCCGGATGGTCGAGACCCGGCAGATGAGCTTGAAGGTAGCCGCCTGCGGGTCGGTGACCGGCCGGGAGTACCCGGGGGCACCAGCGCGGCACTATCCGGTGGATGACCTGGCGGGGGAGAACCGGGCCCGGCACCGGGACCTCGCCGCCCAGGTGCGCAAGCAGGTGCCGAACGCGGTGCTGGCCGGGCGGCTGGCCACCTACGCGTACATCGACATGGACCAGGCCATCATGCAAGGACTGAACGCGGCGAGGAAGATCACCGGGAAAGCAGGCGCGAATTGAAGGTGCTGGTCACCGGGAGTTCCGGCTTCATCGGAGGACACCTCGCCCGCTCGTTCACCCAGGCCGGCCATGACGTCACGGGCATTGATATCCGCGCCCGGTATCCCGAGGATGCCAGGGATTTCTTCCGCGATGACTGCTGCGCCCATTTCGACCTGGCGGTCCACGCTGCTGCTGTCGTGGGCGGCCGGCGGGTCGTCATCGGCTCCCCCCTTGACCACGCGCAGAACCTCGAGATCGACGCCGCGCTGTTCGCCTGGGCGCGCAGGACCCGGCCGGGGCGGGTGGTGTACTTCTCCTCCTCCTGCGCCTACCCGGTGCGCCTCGCGAAGGCCGGGCGGGATCTCCGCGAGGATGACATCACCTGGCCGCCTGCACCCGGGATGATGCCGGACGAACTGTACGGGTGGACGAAGCTGACCGGGGAGTTCCTCGCGAACACCGCCCGGCACGACGGGCTGAGCGTCAGCATCGTCCGGCCGTTCAGCGTGTACGGCCCGGGGATGGCGGAAGGGTTCGCCGTCCGCGGGTTCGCCCGGCAGGCGCAGCAGCGGGCCGACCCGTTCGAGATCTGGGGCGACGCCACCCAGGTCCGCGACTTCATCCACGTCACCGACGTGTGCGGCGCGGTCGCGGCTATGGCGGAGCAGGGGATCGACGGGCCGGTGAACCTCGGCACGGGGATCGGCACGTCGCTGCTCGACCTCGCCGGGATGATCGCCACCGCCCACGGCTACTCCCCGCAGGTCAAGGTCAACACGGGCCTGCCCGCCGGAGTGCCCCGCCTCGTCGCCGACACCACGCGCCTCCACCGCTTCTACGTCCCCGCCGTCCGCCTGGACGACTACATCGCCGCTGAGGCGAGCCGGCTGTGACATCCCCGCAGGACACCGCGGCACGGGCCGTGACCGGCCACGGGGCACGGCAGGACCCGTGGGAACTCGGCACCGTCCTGCACATCCTCGCCGCCACCCGACCGCAGTTGATCGTGGAGATCGGGTCATGGGCCGGCGGGTCCCTGTACGCGTGGGCGTCCACCGGGGCGCACGTCATCGGGGTCACCCTTGAGGAAACCCGCCCCGACCTGAACCCGCACGGCGCGGACATGATCTGGGGCGACAGCACCCAGCCCGCCACCCAGCAGGAACTAGAGGCTGCCCTGGCCGGGCGGGCGCCGGACTTCTTCTTCATCGACGGGGACCACTCCGCCGGCGGCGCGGAAAACGACTTCCGCCTGGCCATGACAGCACGGGCGCGGATCATCGGGTTCCACGACATCCGCCACCCCGCATTCCCCGGAGTCCGGGACGTGTACGAGAAGGCGTGCCAGGGCCGGCGGCACATGGAGATCGTGAACCCGCACCCTCCCCTGGCGAGCGGCGGCACGGATGTCATCGGCACCGGGCTGATCTGGGCCGGCCGGTGAGCGACCTGCTGGTCCTGCTGCCAGTCCGGCACCGCCGGGAGAACGCCATCCAGTGCGCCGCCTCGTTCGCCGCGACCGCCCGTGACGCGGAACTGCTGATCATCTCCGACGCCGACGACCCCTCCTACGACGGCATCGACTGGCCGCAAGGCGTCCGCACCCGGGTCATGGACGAGTGGATGCCGTACGTCCCGAAGATCAACAAAGTCGCGCTCGAGGTGGCGGCCGGGTACAAGGCACTGTTCGCCATCGGGGACGACTGCGTGTTCCAGACCCCTTCATGGGACCGGATCATGATGGGCGCGCTGGAAGACATGGGCGGCACGGGCATCGTCTACCCGGAGAACCATCGCCGCCGCGATGTCCCTGAGCAGTGGATGACCTCGACGGACATCACGCTGGCGCTCGGCTGGTTCGCCAACCCCGTGCTCAAGCATTACTGGACCGACAACACCTGGGCAGAGATCGGGCGCCGGGCAGGCTGCCTCAAGTTCTGCCCCGACGCCGTAATCGAACATAGGCATTACTCGGTTCACAAGCCCACCGAGTACGACGCGATCTACCAGCAGTGCGAGCAGTTCGGCCCGCACGACGAACGCGCATTCCAGGCATGGCGGGCCAGCCAGATGCACGCCGACGTCACCACCGTGAAGAAACTCCTGGACGCCAAGGGCGCCGGGTACA